CGCCTCGCCGGCCCCGCCCGTCGTCGAGCCGGACGGCTGGCCGGCCGACGACCCGGTGTGGGACGTGCCGTGGCTCGACGAGCTGCGCCAGGTGCCGCCCGACGCGACGTGGCCGCGGCTGATGACACCGCCGCACCCGCGGGCCGTCGGCAGCTACGGCGCCGAGCTGGCCGCCTACGCCCTGGAGCGCACCGGGCGGCCGTTGCGTTGGTGGCAGCAGCTCGTCGCCGGCCGCGCCCTCGAGCACGACGACGCCGGCCTGTTGTGCTGGGACGCTGTCGATCCGACCGTCGCCCGCCAGGTCGGCAAGTCGTACTTGATGCGCGAGGCGTGCCTGTGGCGGATACATCAGGGCGGCCGCTGGGACGAACCGCAGCTCGTCGTGCACACCGGTAAGGACCTGCCGGTGTGCGTCGAGATACAACGCCCGGCGCGGCGCTGGGCCCGCGGCGACCAGTTCGCCGACGTGTACAAGGTGCGCGACGCCAATGGGCAGGAAACGATCGAGTACCTGGGCGACGGGTCGCGCTGGTTGGTCAAGGCGAAAGAGTCCGTCTACGGCCTGTCGGCGTCGATGGCCGTCGTCGACGAGGCGTGGGCGGTGCCGGCCACCATCATCGAGGAAGGCCTGGTCCCGACGATGGTGGAGCACGCCGCCGCCCAGCTCTGGCTCGTCTCCACGGCACACCGCAAAGCAACCGCGCTGATGGTGGCCCGCCGGAACGCCGCCGTCGCCGACCTGGCCGACACCGACGCCGACCTGTGGGTCGAATGGTCGGCGCCGCCCGGTGTCGCCCTCGACGACGAGGACGGCTGGCGGGCGGCGTCGCCGCACTGGACGGAACGCCGCCGCCGTCTCATCGGCCAACGTCTCGCCGCCGCCCGATCCGGCGAGACGGACGACCCGGACGAACCGGACCCGTTCGAGGCGTTCGCCGCCCAATGGCTTAACCGGTGGCCGACGGTGCGGCGCCGGGCCGGGCACGGCGAACCGCTGCTCGAGCCGGGCGTGTGGGAGGCGTGCGCCGGCGCCCTCGAGGCCTACGCCGGGCCGGGCGTCGTCGCCCTCGAGGAGAACCGCGGGACGGGTGCGGCGGCGGCGTTCGTCGTCGGTGACGGCGGCGGCCGGTTCGAGGTCGACGGCCGCGCCGTCGCCACCTGGACCGAGGCGATCGAGCTGGTGCGCGGGTTCGTCGCCGCCCGCCCCGGTGCCCGCCTGCTCGTCGGCGCCCGCATGAACAATCAGCTGCCCGCCGACCTGCCCGGCCGCCTCGGCGCCCAGCGTGCCGGCACCACCGAGACGGGCCGTGGCCTGGTCCTGTTGCGTGCCCTGGCCGCCGAGCACCGCGTCGTGCACGACGGCACCGTCGAGCTGGACGACCAGATCGCCCGGGCACGGGTGCACAACCTGGCCGGCGGCGGCCTCGGCCTGGTCAATAACAACGCCCGCACCGACCTGCTCCGCGCGTGTCTATGGGCGCTCGACGCCGCCCAGGCCACACCGCCGACACCGGCCGTGCGATGATCGCAGTCGCATGACCGAACCGCCTATCCCCATCGACATCCATGAAGCCTGGCTGCGGCTAAAGGTCGAACTAGAAATGCTTCTAGGCGACTGGTTCCACAAGCTCCACATGAGGCGCACGGCGTACGGATGGTACGGCCGCGCCGGCAAGACCTGGAGGCGGGCAGGCCAGTACCGGGCCAGGTCGAAAACATCCAATACCTGCACGAACATCCTGGTCAACTGCCGTAACCCGTAGTAACGTCGCGGGTCCGTGGGACTCGCGCGACCGCCGTCGTCGGGCCGCTACGCGCAACGGGCGCTGATCCCGCGTGACGAGGCCGTCACCCCGGATCCGCCGGCCGACCCGCGTGGCGACATCGAACCGAACCCCAACCCGCCACTGGGAACCGTCGGCCCGAACGTCGCCGCCGGCGAAGGCGACTCTCATGTGATGTATCCGGGCTATGTGTCGGCGACGCCGTGGGCCGGCTGGCCCGTCGGCTGGGACACGCCGTACATGGAGACGACGCCGACCGCGTCGACGTTCTTCGGGTACGCCGCCGCCGACCCGGCCGGCTACGCCGGACGCGTATCGACGGTCGGCACCTGCGTCGACATCAACAGCCGGGCCGTCGTGGCGATGGCCGCCTACGCCGTCCGCGCCGGCGTGCCGACGGACCTGCCCGACTGGTATCAGACGTCGCCGGAACCGCTCGAGTACGCCGACTGGTGCGAATTCGTCGGCCTGCTCGTCGATGACCTGATGTACCGCGGCGAGGCGATCCTGTGGGCGACGGCGCACTACGCCGACGGCTACCCGCAACGGTTCGTCGCCCTCGACCCGAACCGGGTCCAGGTCGACGACCGCGGCCGCTACTCGGTGACCGTCGGCGACGACGGCGACGTCGTCGACCTGGAGCGGGCCGACATCTGCCACATCAAGTACAAGCACGACCGGGCCGCCGGCCGCGGCTACGGCCCGCTCGCCTGGGCGTCGCGTGATGTTGTGTCGGCCGACCTGCTCGACCGCTACGCCGACAGTCTCGCCCGTCACGGCACGTCGGCGGTGTTGACCGCACCGGGCGACCTGACATCGAAGCAGGCCGACGACTTGCGCCGCGACTGGGCCCGCCTGCGTGCCGGGAACCCGGGCACGCCGGCCGTCCTTTCCGGCGGCATCACATACGCCACGCAGTCAATGTCTCCCCGCGACATGGCGCTGCTCGACCTGAAGATCTTCGACCTGCAGATGATCGCCAACGCGTTCGGTGTGCCGTCGGCGATGGCCGGCCTACCGACCGCCGCCGGCGGCCTCACCTACAGCTCGCCCGACATGGTCCGCATGCAGCATTGGACCGGCTACCTGCTGCCCCTGTGTCAACGCATCGCCGGCGCCCTGTCGAACTGGGCGCTGCCGCGCGGGACCCGGTTCGAGTTCAACCCCGACCGGTATATCCAAGAGGGTCTCGCCGCGCGGGCGGCGGCGCAGGCGACCTTGTTCGGTCTGGTCGACGAGAAGGGACGCCGGGCGATGACCATCGAAGAGATCAGGGTGATCAACCGGTTCGCGCCGTGGGACGTCGCCCGCGTCGACAGGCCGCCGGCGGTCAACGCGCTCGTCGGTTCGGAACGAGGCTAGGAGGCCGCCGTGGACCTGATCGTTCGCGCCCTGACCGGCGACCTGACATTGGAGGGCCGCACCGTGGAAGGCGTCGTCGTGCCGTACGACGAACCGACCGAGGTCGCCGACAGTCTCGGCCCGTCACCCGTCTACCGGGAAGTGTTCACCGAGACGTCGTTCGCCCGCCAGCTGCAGGGGTTCGCCGCCCGGCCCGGCCTGGTGCGCCGCGTCGGATTCAACCTCGATCACCGCACCGAACTGGACCGGCTCGTCGGCTGGACCGACGCCGTCACGTCGACGACCGCGGGGCTGGCCTGCCGGTTCGGTCTGTATCCGACGGCGAACCTGGAGCTGGTGCGGGCGATGCTCGCCGAGACGCACACCGGCCTGTCCGTCGAATGCGCCGTCCACAAGTCACGGGTCCGCGACGACGGCGTCGTCGAGCGCCGCGTCGTCGAGCTGGTCGGTGTCGCCGCCACACCGACCCCGGCCTATGCCGGCGCCGGGATCACCGCGCTACGGGCCGACGCCGCCGCCGACCGCCTCGACCGGCCGACCCCGGCCCTCGACGCCATCCGTGACCGCTGGGGATTCACCGACTAGCATCGCCGCCACTGACGCCCGACTAGGCACCCCGCCGCCGCCACCCTCCACCGCGAGCACCGCGCCAGGCCGCCGAGACGATCTACCGCACCGCCCGCGACGAGAACCGCGACCCGGTGGAGTCTGAGCAGGCAACCCTCGACCGTCTGTCGGTCAAGGTCGACGACTTGAACGTGCAGCTGAAGCGGGCGACCGCCAGCTACGACGTCGACGCCGCCGTCCGCGAGAAGCTCGACATGATCCGCGGCGCCGCCGCACCCGTCGCCTACCGCAACGCCGGTTCGCTGATGTGGGACATGCTGCACGCGCAGACCGACAACGACGCCGCCGACCGCTATCGGCGCGGCATCGTCACGCCGACCCTGACCCGGGCCGCCGAACACCTGGGCCTCGACAAGGCGAACACCGTCGCCACCGCCGGCGGGTTCAATGGCCTCGTCGTCGCGCCGAACGTCGGCCCGGTGCTCGACCCCTACCCCGGGGATATGCCCTTGTTCACGGCGTTGGGTGCGACGACGATCACGTCGGCGACGTTCCAACGCCCGCGCATCGTCGACCCGAACTTCGATAGCTCGATGTCGGACAACCCGCAGGAAAAGGCCGAGTCGGTGTCGAAAACCTGGGACATCGTCGTGGAGCCGGTGAAGATGTCAGTCGTCCGCGGCTACATCAACGTGTCCGAGCTGCTGCTCGAGATGGTCGCCGAATCGCTCAACATGGTCGTCGGCCACATGAACAAACGGCTCGCCGCGATGCTCGAAGGCAAGGCCGTCGCCGCCGTCGCCGACACGACGGCGACACCGATCGCCCTCGGCGCCGCCGCCACCGCCGCCGAAGTGCAGGCGGCGATCATGCAAGCGTCCGGGCAGGTGTTCGACGCCACGCAACGCCCGGCCAGCTGGATTGCGATGGGTTCCCAGGGATGGGTTCGGCTCGGTTCGCTGACGAACCTGGCCGGCGACAGCATTCTGCAGGTCGGCGCCGGCGACGCCACGTCGACCGGTGCGTCGGTGTTCGGTCTGCGCCCGATCCTCACCCACGGCATCAGCGACGCCGACCTGTACGTCGGCAACGCCTCGTCGATCGAAGCCTACGAACGCCGGTTCCCGGTGATGCAAGCCCTGGAGCCGGCGTTGTTCGGCCGTCAGATCGGTGTCGCCGGCGGCTACGCGTTCTATGACCCGATCACGACCGAGGCGGGCGCCGGCAACGTGCCGCCCGCAGAACGGGCCGGCGTCGCACACATCGACTGGGCGTAACCGTGGCCCGGGTCCGCGAACGCAGCTACCCGCCGTCGGTGTGGGGTGCCGGCGACGGTGGTGCCGGCCCGCCGTCGATCACCGCCGTCGCCCCACCGTCGGTCGTAGCGGGCGCCACGGCGCGGACGTTCACGGCAACCGGCGCCAACATCGTCGCGCCGGTCGAAGTGTTCTACGCCGGCGCCGGCCCGTCGGGGCAGGTGCCGGCGACGGCGATCACGGCGACGTCGTTCCAATTCACATTGCCGGCCGGCACCACGACCGCCGCCGGCACCGTCATCTGGAACGCCGATATCGGCGCCACCGAGGGCGTGTCAGGGCCGAACATCACAGTGACCGCCGCCGACATAGGCACGACCGGCGCCGACACCGCCGACACCGAGACATCGAAGGCGCCGGCGAAGCGCAGGGCGGCCGACCGGTGACCGTCACCGCCCCGGACACGTCGGTGTGGTGGGACGCGACGGCGGTCACCGCCGCCGCCCTGGCCCGGTTGCGGTTGACCGACGGCGACGTCGACGCCGCCCGCGTGGCGGCCGAAGTGGAGACGGCCGGCCAGCTGATCAATCAGCGTGCCGACCGCGACCCGGCCGACGCCTACACCGTGGAGACGGCGCCGGCCGAATGGCAATCGGCGATCGTGACCGTCGTCGTCAACCTGTACCGGGCGAAGGATCAGCCGGCCGCCTCGATCGACGGCATGATGTTGGGCGCCGTCCCACCGTCCTACGTCGACCCGTTAGCCGGTGTCCGCACCCTGATCGACCCGCACCGCACCCGCCGAGGCGTCGGCTGATGGCCGGCCGTGTCACCGACGCCCGCGCCCAGCTGTACGCCGCGCTCGAGCCGGTGCTGCCCGGCCGCGTCTACCCGTACCCGCCGCCGTCGCCGGCGCCGACGGCGCCGGCCGTCTACGTCGGCGAGCTGTCGGCCGACTGGACCGACGGCCAATGGGCGGCGACGTTCCGGGTGCGGCTCGTCGCCGACGGCGCCGACCACGGCGCCCACGCCCAATTGGACGAGCTGATCGACGCCGTCTACGACGCCTGCGCCAGCTCGAGCAACTGCTACCCGGACGGTGTGTCGTGGGAGCCGTTCGACGCCACCGCCGACACGACCCTGCCCGCCTACACGTTCGCCGTGGCCGTCGACATGGCGTCGTCGACCTGGTGCCGGCCTGATGCGCCGGCCGCCGTCCCCATCCCCGTCACCCCGCTCTAAGGAGTCCCTGTCATGGCTGATGCCCTGCGTTTCAAGATCGAGAACGGCGTGCTGGCGTTCACACCGGTGGACACGGCCGCCGGTGTGAAC